ATCTATCACTTGCCCGTCAGGGGTCGCGACAGCGGTTAATGGAATAGTCTGCTCTGACACTGCCAAATCATTATAGGCAGTTAGTTTTAGTTTTCCTTCGCCCGTAACGGCAAGGAAAGCCCCCAATAGTCTGAGTATTTCAGATTCAATAAATCTCTTTCCGTCAGTGCCTTTTGTCATAACAAAATACATTTGCATGCCCGCTAGTGCGTTAGCAGGGTCATATCCGGACACTAACTGACCAACAGCATCCCAAGCTGTCTGGTCAAGCGCATACTGTTTGTCCATGCCTAGAGCCCAATGCGGCGGTATATCCGGGCCTCCGAACATTATTTTCTCCGCGATGTGGATGGGATTCTCCCGGAAATATGCGACCTCTTGAACGGTGGCCCCCAATGAATGTGTGATAGCAGCAGGTAAACCACCTAATTGATTGCGACCCCCAGGAGGAACTGTTAATTGATTCAGTGCAAGGTTGTTGCTAGTCCACTTAATAAATTCTTTGTCTATCAGCACATATCCGAAAGTCGTGCCATCTGGATCATTCTTCGTAAGGAACTTTGTGCTGTCCTGAACCTGTATTATAAGATCGGTAGTGTTCATGGCTACAGCAAGCTTCTCTTTCACCGGCTCAAATATTGTTTTCTTCAATGTGCGCTGTAAATCGGAGCAGCTTATCCGATATTTGCCGCTTGTGTATTGCACCGAATTGATCTGCATGCGGCGCTCTATCTGGGCGTTTACCCAGTCCTCACCGACATACGTTTTATATAAATCAACTCGCTGCCTGTTCAGCCCGTATCCTGCATCACTTGCTGCCTTAATGGCCTTAGAAACAAGATGGTCTTTGTCCACAAGTTCAAACGAAAGTGAGCCGATAGTTGAGACACCTGATATAGGGTCAACAGTCTGTGATATACTGCTAAGACGAGTCGAATCCAGAAACGGAAACCACTCGGTTGAAGGCGGGCCGTTCACAATATCGGAATGATTTACAGACGCAAAATATAGGTCATTTATCCCTACCGTGTGTTGGTCATTCTCCCAGATAATTTCAGCCACCCATACCGGCTTCTTTACGATTGCTTTGGCTTGTTCAAGGTGCGCCGGAGATAACTGTAACATTACACGAACGCCGGAATTGTTGTGGGTGCCTGATTCAATGGCAACTCGTCAAACTCAAAAGAGAACGTGAATAATTCAAGTTTGCCGTACCGTTTCGGCGGAGTGATGTTACCTGCAACAATGGTTACCGCTTCAGTAGGGAAGTTATCCCAATCCGGCCACCATGTGGCTGAGCCTGCTTCAAGGTGATCGTTCAATGCTGACAATACCTCGTAGTCATCCGCTAATCCAGTCTGCCGTATCCTTGCAACAAGCTCCACTGCGAATCTGTGCCCTTTCCTTGTGCCATGTGATATAACTTCTGCATATCCAAGCGCGACCTGATTAACATGACGAGTATCCTTTCTTGTTCGGTCAAGGCTGATGTAGCCCCAATCAAGATAGATGTCCTGAGTCTCCCCATTGAGCGCTACACCGGCAAACGGAGCCACGTTTGCATCATATGGTGCGGCCATGTGATACGTCGAGCGCATCGGCTCTGAAGCCGCTGTGACTGTGTATTGGATACGTCCTATCATGCTGGAACCGCCAATGCCTGATGCTGTGCGCTACCGGGCTGAATGAATATCACATCATGGTTATTTATTCTATCCTTGATGTGCGGGACTATGTTGTTATCAATAAAGTCCTGAGTCAGCACATTGCCCTGATTTATAATAGTTATCTGTGTAACAGGTTTCGCGGGCAATGGCTGTGGAGTTGTGCCGCCTGATGATCCACCGACTGCTGATCGGCCACCTGAACCTCCGCCTCCAGATGGTACGGATGGCTTTGCAGAGGCTCCGCCAAACGGCGTGCTAGCTATTTTGGCTACATTGGCTATTCCTGCCGCGCCAACTATTGCCGCCAATGCAAAGTTGAATGGAGGCGGAGCTGATGCTAGAGCTTTATTAACAGCCATGAAGGTGTCCACAGTAGCAGAACCCATGGCTGCAGCTTTTCCAAGCATGAATAACTTCTTATTTCCGGAATTCATTAGGCCAGACATAGCCTTCATAGCTCCGCCAGCTATACTAAGCTTGCCCTTCCAAGTCTCAGCTTCATCTTTCACCTTAAATTTATTAAACTTAGTGCCATCAGCTCTAATCTTCTCCTCTTTGCTAAATATAGTTCCAGAGAATGTCTCAAGGGCACTTGCCATACCTCCCAAATTAGCTTGCTGATTGCTAGAAACTAAATCAGAGAATGACTGCTTAAGGTCTAGAGATGCTTGCTGCCTATTTTGCTGATTCTGAATATCTTCATCAAACGCCTGTGCGTTTATTTCCGCTTTTCTGTTATTAAACTCTTTCTCACGAAATAGTCTCTCCTCATTAAATTTTCGCTCGACCTCAGCTATTGCACCTTGTCTATCAAGTAAATCTTGAGGAACGCCTGCTTTAGCCTTTACTTCCCGGCTATTTAGGTCTTTATTAGTTGCGCTGAAAGCTCTAGTAGCGTCACGCATGGCGTTATCAGATGGCGACGCAAACGGGTCTCTACGTGCAGTGTGCGTCCTACGTAAATCCGTCGTAAACGTACTCCGACCTACCTTGGCTGAATCCTTTCCAAACTTAACTATGGCTCTTAACTGAGCAGCGTTAAAAGACTTCGTGAATGCCTCTTTATCACTGGCGAATTTAACGTGCTCCTCAAACCGTTTCTTTAGAGACGCTCTAGTGGCATCTAATTCTAACGCAAAATTATTAGTTCGACTAGCTAGCAGTTTATCAAAGGACGTTTTAACTACATCAGCTTTCTTAGCTTCAGCAACCTGTAACTGGGCTACCTCGGCCTTAGAAGCTGACACTATTCTAGCCCTAACAACTTCCAAGTCGTGACGCCTATCTATAAGTGAGGCGCGCTTAATTTTAGTAACTCGACCTAACGCAGCTTTTTCCTTATCACTCAGACTAGAGAATACATCGCCTACACGTGTCACTTCCTTCGATACATCTGCAAGCTGCTTATTTATATCCGAAAGGGCTGTTTTACGGCGAATATTGGCTCTTACAATGGGGTCTTGAGCAGTTTTACCGGCACGTGCTTCAAAAGAGTTTGCACGCTTCTTAAATCGCTCCATCAACGCTACAGACTGCGCAGTGTTTACATTCAGGACAGACCCAAACTTATCTGAAACGTCTTTTGCGAATTTAACTGCTTGGCGCTCTAATCTAGCTTCCACTACTGAGTTTACACCTGGCTGACGGGGTATAGTTCTATTAGGAAAGCCATTAGGGCCTGGTAAAGGCGATTGAGGAGGTCCAAAAACTTGACCATGCGTTACAGGGTCTCCTATCTTTATATTAGCAACGGCGCTTACCGCATTACTTATAAGGTCTGCCCAAGCTCCTACTGAATTACCTAAAATCTCCACCGCTCCTACAATCTTAGAAGATACAGTGGCTTGAGTGGCTTGAGTGGTTGTAGAGTCCGAAGATGTTCCTGCGGCGTGCGCTTCAGCAACCCCTAGAAAATCGGATGCCTTTTTTATAATGTTAAATATCGTGGTGGCAATGCCTGAGACCATTTCAGTAACTCGACTAAACATATCGACTAACGTAGACCCTTTAGCCATACCTAAAATATCTGCGAGAATAGTTTTAGTAGAGCCGACAGCACTGGTTATAACGTTGATCGCACTAGCAATGTCTTTAGAGGTTATAGTCCCTACCCAATTAGTTACCACATCGAAAAGTTCCCCAAACTTCTCGCTTAACCTAACTATAGCTGATTCAATTTCTGGACCTGCTAACTTATCAGTAAGCGTCTTCATAAGATTATTCAAACCTTGTATAAAGCCGTTTTGTGATAGGTCCACCTTCATAATGGTGAACATATTATGCAAACGATTTGAAATAGCTTGGAAGGACTTACTAGCTACAACTAGGCCTGCGCCGTATGTATCTTTCAACCCTTTACCAAATTTTTTCATGAAGTCGGATACATCTATAGTGCCATTACGTACTGCTTTAAAGAATTGAGCCATGGAGTCCTGGCCAAACCCTGCAGCTTTAGCTGCAATAGCCATAGCGCCTGGTACTTTCTGAGCGAACTGCTTCTGCAGCTCTTCAAGAGATACTTTACCTTTAGATGCTACTTGCTCCATAGCCAGAAATACCAGGTTGGTATCTGCTACAGACTTATGCAACACCACAGCTGCGGTGGAGACGCCTTCAAATATCGCTCTAGCCGCTTCACCTGACGGATTGATAGGAGCTAAAGCAGCACGCAATCTAGAGAAGGGTTCTATCACGCCTTCGATATTCACCCCTAGTCTATTTGCAGTGTTGACTATATAATTCCACTCTTTATCGACAGCCTTTGCATCCTTCACCACCGTCATCATGGTGGCATGGAAGTTCGTGAACATATTGTTGGCTTTAACAATAGAGCTAAAACCTACAACCAACGCAGCGAACCTCGCGGCCATGAAGTGTAAGCCGTTATTTATACTACGTATAGTCTTACTAAGGTGCTTAATAGGGTGTTTGCGTATATCATTACCCCACTTTCTAAACCGACTTATGACTCCATTTAGGGACTTTTTAATGTAGTCTAAGCCTTTATGTACGGCCTTTAAAGCCAGATTCTTCAGGTTAGAACCTAGTGTCTTGAAAGCGGATACTAATTTGGTCAGAACTGTATGAGTCCTCTTTAGCACTGTGTTGAAGGATTGATATGCAGACGATGATATAGCTTGGTTGAAGGACTTAGCGCCCGACACGGCCGCATGGAAGGCTTTTGTAGATGACGAAAGCATATCATTAAGAGCCTTCGTAACTTTGTCAATCTTACGCCCTGTGACCTTGGATTTTTGACCTAAATCATCTACGGTTTTTTGGGCTTCGACGCCATCGACTGTTATCTTAATTATGCGTTCTACAGTCATCCTAAGTCCTCAGTATTATTGGCAGAGTCTTTAGCCGCTTGAGTCATATATGACCAGTCCATGGCCACTAAATATCTTACAAACTTATCTACACCTTCTGGCGTGCCTTTAACTCTAATATACGCCTCTATATCTGAAAACCGTATAGCTTGTGGACTATTAAACATACCACGCTGTTGAGATAACGTATAAAATGCTTGCACATACTCATTCATATATGGAGCTACATCCGGCCTATCCTGCAAAGCCTGTGGAACTTCGCCCCCCGGTAACTCTAGACCTTCAAGGAAATCAATCTTAGAACCCCAATTATGGTTCCATGTGACGACTTCCTCTAGCTTTTTACAATTTCAGCTTCTTCCTCTTCATAGTAGTTATCCAAGTCACTGGCAAACTCTTGCACGTACTCACGAACCACGTCGTTATTAGCCAGCAATTTTTCAGCTAGTTCCTTGTTAAAGTCAACGTCCTTACCACCTTGTTGAACGCCCTTCCAATCAACTACCAAGCCACCAGCCATCGCTTTACAAAGGATTCTTTTGGAGTCCTTAGGGTCCATCGTCCCTTTGTCCAACTTACGACGAAAAGGCATGTTTAGCCTATTCAATAACCGTTGAAACTTGGTGCTACTTAAAGAAACTACGCAGAATTTGCAGCCCATAAGCTCCTCTGTCCATGCGCCGCCTTCTACTGACGTATTTACTACATCTACATCTATAGCCATTTTTCTCTAACTCCTTATTATCTAAGTTGTTGTTTTATAACAACTATTTATTGCGCTCTGAACTACTTCACTTTTTAACTTTAATAGTAACATATAGCATAGCTACTTCAAACTAACTCAGAGCGTCTCCAGAGCGCATATTTATTAGTCTGGAGACGCTCAAGGAGCTACTTAAGCGTTATGTGACGTAATGCGCATGGTACGTGCAGTAACAGTGTCCTGCAAGGCCACATATGTAAAGTCCGCCATAACGTCAGAGTTATTGCCACCTGCCACTACTTTAGCAGAGTTTAGCTTGACTTTAGGCAGATTGATTATGTAATAATTACCAAGTGCGTCAGTCAAGGTTACGTCCAAAGAAAAGGTCGTACCGTTCTTAAACCGATTATAGTCAGTAATACTCTGAAAGTAAGTGCTAAGGTTGCCAGAAACATTAAACTGACCAAGAGCTTGTCCAGCAGCTCCTAGCACTCCAACCGCTTTCTGCTGCCTTACATTATTCAATATGTCTACAGTCATATTTGCTATGAGCATAGTTGAGGCCACGTTGTTATCTTGTATAGACGTCACATTTGACGAAGTATTCATAACGCCACCGTCGCGTGTTAACGCAGGGAAGGTAGCACCTGGGAGCTGAACGGTGTCAGCCACAGAGGACATGCCGGCAATAGTCGCAGCGCCTGTAACAATGGCTCCAGGCGCTAACGTCAAGGACAACTTATCACATACACACCCTGCGAACGTCATATAAACGGGTGCAGCTAGGTCTGGGAAAGCCTTCTGTATGGAGTGAGATATGACCGTAGTTCCGTTATCTAGCGTAGCTGAAGTAGCTGCAGCCGGGTTAGGTCCTGGAGCCCAGGTGTTTGCCAAAGCCATAGACATGAGCCATTCAAATACGTTATATGACAGCTCGAAGTTCATATCCCCAGCTACAGCGAGGTCCGTAAGGATCGTATCTCGCACCCCTCTTGTAGGATTTAACTCGGTGCTTTGAGTGAATGTAAAGTCCGCATTTAGCGACTCACCAATAACTGGTACCTGAAGAAGTGCTGGAGTCGCTGGGACTACCCCTAGCGTAACTTCAGGTACGTGCCTTATAATCATTTGATCTGACGATGCAACCATAATTTACTCCTGTCTCCAAAATGGGATTATTAAATTTACTTGATACCAGCCTTCGGACTCTCCGACTACGATTGCTTCAGGTACTTTAAACACATACGAACCTATAACTTTCGACTTAAACACGTTAGATATTAAGTCACTTATCTCATAAGCTCTTCTAGAGCCTATATCTGGTTTAATAAATATCTGGGCGGCTATTACACCCGTATATCTATACGCTACAAGCCCGAATGACATCTGGCTAGCTGAGGCAGATGTCGTAATAAATCGGACCCACTCCGTTAAGTTAGAAAAATCACTCAAAGGAGCATTTTCATATTCCACGGGTGTCCCAGAATAGTTAGCTGCAAAATACTGCTCAAGCTCTATTTTAGCTGTCAGAAAACTCATATGCTCACTGACTGAACCGCTGTTGCGGCCATATTCCGTGCCACGTTAGTAGGACTTCCATTTTCTACTTGCGCCGCGTATGGTGTATTATTATCTATAATCACTATAGGCTCCTTCGCCAATCGAGACATAGACAACGGAGTAGGGGCACTTATAGGAGCTGATGCGTCTTTATTAGTTACAGGAGGTGTTGGGCTTGCGTCAGCCCCTATAGCCATGCCCCAAGACGCCCTTAAACTACCTGTCCTAACAGGTGTAAGCTTAACTGCCGTGTTGAAAACCGTCCTAGATGCACGCGCCACCTCACTTGGAACTATGTCCTTTATAAGATGCTCTATCATCTAGATACACCCACTCTGAACCCTACAACATTTTCACCTGCCACAAAACTGTCTACAGCGGCTATCTTATACGTAGTCATAGAGTGCGTTAATGTAGATAACGTAGGTATGCTGAGTAATAAGGGGGTCAAAATCTTGTGTATAGCATCACCTACCACTTCTGGAAATATCAAATAAGTCTTTAACTCTACCTCAGTTCCACTACTTCCTTCAAAAGTTTGAGACTCTACTGGCGCAGCCTTTACTGACACGACATTCGATTGATAAACGTTATCACTCGTAGCTGTGTCATATGAAACTGTAGGTATATCAATATCTACATCGACCGCTAAAGACCCTAATAACTTAGGCATACCGGACACCGCATTCTGTATAATAGATGCTAAATCCATATCCTTATACTCTCTGCAGTCGGACTGACTTTGCGCCAGACGCGGTAAGATTAACGTGACCCCAATGGTTAAGCGCCACTATTATGTCTCTCGGAAACCCTTTGATATTCATATTCGGGTCCATAACTACTTTAATGCCTTTAGACGTACCTCCAACAACTACTTGACTAACCGTGTTAGTGTCTACAGATACGCCACCGTTTAAGATAATCCAATCGGCTACGTCTACAGTCAAAAACCTTATCTCGTCAGGTATAGAGCCAGACCCTAAGATTAAATTATCCCGCGTATAAATGCCCCAACGAGGCCAGCGCAACCGTTGAGTGATATTAGCTATATAGCCATACCAATCCACATATTTGTCCAAAGTCTCAGTAGCATGTATCAGAGCTGCAGACTTAACCGGACTAGCCGCAGCGTTCCAAGATGTAAAACCGATTCTATCTGCTACATACAGGTCCGCATCGGCTACAGTAATGTAGCTGTTTGATGCAGAGCCCGCCAATGTAGCATCAAGAGCCATTTATTATACAGCTTTAGTGTTAGTCTTTGCTACGCTTGCACTTTTTGACTGGGTACTGGCTGGTTTTGCAGATGAGGCTTGCTCCATAGAGCAACTATAAAAGTTACACAGGATTTTGGCTACCATAGGCCCTTCGTGTGCTGGTACAGTGCATTTGCGGCCTTTGAACTGATACTTATCGAGTATCAAGACATCATCGTTCTTTTCGTGCTCACTTAATGTAAATACAACCATTTTTCATCTCTCCTAAAATAGGCCTCCCTACAAACGTAGGGAGGCTTTTTCTTTATAATGTTGCTACTGACGATACCTTAGTTAGAGATACCGGAAATGGCGGATAGACCCAGTTCTGAGAAGTTAGCCAGACCGCAGTAGAACTTAACACGAGAGATCGTTTCGTCTCGTGTCTGATGTGTACCAACTTCTTCAACACGTACACCTGCATCACCCTTAGCGGTAATGCCGGAGATACCATGAGAGCCAGAGCCATCATCGAATGTACCTGCAAATACGGTGGTCGAGGTAGTCGACGTACCATGTACCTGGTTAATTGGAATGTAGTCATTGACAAAAATTGGAATCTGACGATACGTAGGAATCTTGCGACCAGATGGTAGGTCAATAGATTCGCCGATATCGGCGCCTGGCAAAGCACGCAGTGCTGCAAAGTAAGAACGACGAGTACGTGCAGGCATCATAATGTAATCCACTTGACCGTCTTTGTCCTTAACAGAGTCAATGAGCTCATCCAACATGATGAAGTCAATAGGCGCGCCATTTACACCGGCGTCGATAGTTTGACCTGCAGCCAATAGAGACATCAGACCTGAGAATGTGTTTGCAGTACCGTCACCAGTAATCATATTCTGCTGGTATGTACGACCGATTGACTTCGCTTTGGAGGCGATCTGAGCAGCCTTCTGGTCGTTAATGTTTGAACGAGTTGCTTGAATAAGTCCGTTAACCTCTGCATCACCTACCAGCGTAGTAAGATTAGCTGTAACCGGTGTGAATGTTGCGGCGGCTTTAGCGGCGATAGTTGTACCTACACCACCGAACTGCACATCGCCCAACGTAAGTTCGCGGTTGTATGCCAGAGCATTACCGTCGACTTCCATAAAAGGGAATACTTCGAACATTGGATTTACTGTGACGATGTTTTCGATCACGCCCGCTAGCAGCAGGTCTTGGGATAATGACGCTGACTGCGCCAGTGTAATTGAAGCCATTATGACTCTCCTCGATAAAGTTTATTTAGCACCTCACCGAGGTAAAAAGACCATGGTATGACACCTTGCCAAACCATGGTCAAATTATATACCTAAGTTTTTATATGTACACGCCGATGTTTTTCTTTAGTTTAAACCAGCGGTAATCTTCTGCATAGCCGACATATTTGCTACGTCCATAACGCCTTGCATATTACTGCTATTAGCGCCGCCACCTGTAGATTGTACAAACAAGTGAGTCGCGTCCTTTTTAAGGCTTTTAACCCATTCGCCTACAGCCAATGGGGTTACGCCGTCTTTACCGAACAGTTTCTCCTTCTTGTCATTCATCGCCACTACTCTGCCGGCCTCATCGATAGAAAATACAGATTTTGCCCTGAGTAAGACATCGTTAGTTGCGGCCGCCAGGACACCAGATTCAGTCGATGCGTCACGAACTGCTGAGTCAATCAAGAGAGACTCTAGACGTCGTTTCTGAGTGGAGATTTGAGAGTTAAGACCTGCCACCACACCTTCGTGTTCAGTGTTGAGGGATTCAACTCTTCGAGCTATGACCTTGTCAACGTCACCAGATTTGATTAGTTCTTGGTCCTCAAGAGCTTGTTGCTGTTGCTGGAGCTCCGCGTATTTTTCAACATCGACGCCTTTATACTTATCCATCTCCTTCAGCAGATCGATATTCTTCGCACGAAATTCGTCCACTTTACTCTTAGATGCAACGCCTGTCACATCTAAAATGAAGTGGCCTTCTTTCTCAGGGTCTTTCGCATATAACTGGGCGACGCCGTCATCTAACCCTTCCAGGGATTCCAATTGATATTTTAAAGCCATTCTTATTCTCCGTTATTTTTAGTTTTACCTTCAGCTTCGCCCGTAGAATCCGGAGGTAAAATTTCTCCTCGTTTTAGGTTAAAGACAAAGGTTTCTTGCGATATCCCACCTTGTAAATAAGTGGAAACTAGTTTCTCCAATTCTACGAAGCTCATCCGCGAATCGAAAAATTGTTTATTAAGCTTAATGTCTATGTTACGGTCTAAACCTTCCATGTCCATTACAGATACGTAGCCTAGATTAAGAAGGGTTTCACACGATCTTATAGCCGCAGCCAGGTCTGCACCCTCTGAGGCATATCTAAGACGTACCACTTCAGGGTTTTCAGAGCCATTTCCAGAATTGTCTATAAGCCTAGCCGATAACGTAGCCAATTGCTGAGCCTTCTCAGATAGAGCATTCTCTAATGACTTAAGGCCCTGACCTGTAAACTCTAAGAACTTAGCTGAAGCCTTTTCAGACGGTAGAACCCAAGCCGTTGAGGCCCCGATCTTAAGGTCTGTACTTGAATCAACCCCTGTAACTACGGGGGTTGGAAGAGCTGTGAAGTGTCTACCATGCTCCAAGTCAGCCGACGTCCTATAATGAGACATGTTGACTTCAGCCAAATCTTGAGAAGGGGATTTATTTACTTCAAACCCTATACCGTTTATGTTAGCTACGAAGAATGGTATGTACTCCATAGGTTTACCGGAATTAGTTATTAGCTTATCAGTGCCTATCTTCTTGCCGTCTGCGTCATACACTCTATGGATATAAAACCCTTCGGCATTAAACGTGAGCTCTCTATACGTCGTACTCACCACTTTCAAATACTTATCGTCCAAAGAATTGGTGACACCTCTCTCTTTAAGAACTACCCACCTAGTGCGACCCTCGTCATCTACATCCCAGTTAATAATAGCCTCAGTAGGGTAGATAACAGGCTTTGCAGGGGCTCCGTCAGCTCTATCACTGAGCCAACCAACTCGGCCTTCAACCAGCATCTCCATCAACACCTTGCTAAAAACCTCGTCAAACTGAAGCCCTGTCTTATCCACAAACAAATAATCAGAGTCGGATTGTCGAGTAACTCTGGGCTCTGTACTCATGGCGAGACCTATGAGCGATGATACAGACTTTGACATAATGGAATAAAACAGCGCCCTCATCTTATACGCTTTATACTCCTCTTTATCCTGCCCAGACAATCGAGGTAAATAAGCCTCAGATCGCTTCTTTACAGCGTTTGAGCCGTTATACGCATCTCGACACATGGCCCACATGTCTGAATTGGCGCTGTAATCAGGGTGTAAAGAATTTATGGGCACGTTAGGCTCCTACAACTTTTATCTGTTTAGCCGCCTTAGCGGCCTTCAAAATCCTATATCTAACTACGTCGTAAATATGGTCTTCACCGTGGGTGTCAATATCTTCAGGCTTCTTCGGGTCATTCTCTAAATTCGGTATAGTCCGTATCGTATGAAAACATCCTTTAAACACGAATATCCCTGGATTCTCCATTGGACGAGTCGTAGAGGCCTTTAACCTGCCACGTAGCAATTGCACGCCTTGAATCCTAGACCCTGCAGACTTATTACCTCTTGTGAACGTTACTCCATACTTTGCCATCTTCTTTGCTACAGAGTCGACCCCTGGCTCAGACGTAAATATCGCATTATCCGCAGGTCCTGGCCTTACGTTAGTTAACCCTTCCTCAACCTCATACCGATGAATCCTTTCAGCTTGCTCCTCAGCAGTTAACTTAAGCCCTTTATACTTACGATCGGCTATGTACTCCTCACCTATTATAAATATGGTACCCTTTGGCACCCAGCACTCATCGCCATTTCCGTCTAAAAAGTCTTCACCGTCCGCTTCAGCGAACCATAGCGCCGCCGCAGGGGCACTTGACCCATAGTCATAGCCTCTATCTATCACCCAAGTTACAGGTATCGTAAAAGGCTCTAGGACGTGCACTGAGCTTCGCCACAAATCGGCGAAGCCTCCAGTCGACAATATATCCCAATCTCCACTAATAAGCGCTTCGACCATGGCGGAGTCGCCCAGTCCTCTTATCCTATCCACGTAATGAGGGTCTTCCTTCAACGCCATCACGTTATCGGCTACTTTAGACGGGATATACTCTCGGACCATGCCTCCATCATCTACAGGGGCTTGGTGCACGGTGCCTGGTCCGAAGTCCACAAAACCGCTCTTCAAATAGTGATGACCTACGCCTCCCGGATTCGCCGTATATAACACCCTTGGAAACTTACTCTTAAGAGGTGATGGCACCTTTAACGACCCTAACCGGACACGAGTCCTCAAATACTTTATCATATCGCCTGTAAACGTCCCGGCCTCATCGACAATCAAAAACCCGAACTGCGCCCCTTGATACATAAAAACGTCATTCTCATATTGGCAGTGTGCAAGCTGAATCCGCGAACCGTTCTTAAACGCAAATGAAAAGTCTGACTTATTAAATACAACCTGCTTAGACTTCATAAGAGGGGCTAGCAACTCTAAAAACCCGCCTGGAGTGTACAGGTGATTTGAGGCTAGCTCTTTAAAAGTCCGTCTAAACAGGTATGTCTGGAGGCCTGGGACTTGGAGGCTAAAAATAATAGCAGCGACTCGAGCTAGGTGTGATTTACCTCCAAATACTGCTCCGCCAAACAAAATCTCAGTAGCTGGCGATACAACGGCTCTCTGCTGTGTTGGATACAGTACATATTCTAAATCAGACAATCTCTGCGTCTTCTACAGGCATTTCATTCTGATTAAACATGACCACCCTCACAGTTGGTAAGTCGCTAGATGACTGATGTATTTCGGTGGCCTTCAAAGAAGGTGCGATGTACTTAGCTAATTCTTTATGGCACTGGAATTTCAAATTGTCTTCTATAGAGTCATCATGAGCCATATCGGCTATCGCTATAAGAGGGTGATACCCTGGATGCCGTTCCTGTATTACAGATAATATGCCGCATCCACGGTCTTGCAACGATATTGCTGTGCCCATATGGCCTCCATAGATGTAAAAAATAGATGCTACTATAAATTAAGTTCTATGTACATAGTGATGTTATAGCATGGTGCGAAGCGGTCGTGGTATAAGGTTCTTGGAGCGGTGTATGAAAGGCTAAACTCTAAGCACCAGGCCCCAAGCACTTGGCACATGAGGTACTAAATTCTAAGCACCAAGACCTAGCTATGGCGCCCCCAAGCACTTGGCACATGAGGTACTAAATTCTAAGACCTTGTTGTGGCGCCCCCAAGCACTTGGCTATGGCGCCACTAAGACCTAGCTATGGCGCCCCCAAGCACTTGGCACATGAACTGCGAGATGGTTTGCCTATTTTTGAAAAATACCTAGAGCGGTTAGCTCGACGCGCCTGGGGGCGCTATGGGCCCCTTTCGAACCAGGGAAGCCTTTTCGAGCCATTAGCGCCTCACCACACCCACCTACACACCTACACACCTACACACCTACCTACACACCTACCTACACACCTACCTACACACCTACCTACACACCTACCTACACA